GCGCCGCAACTTAGCAGTTTAAATATCAGCACCGCAGGCACGGCACTCTGATGATCGCCAGTATTCTTCCGCCTAACGCCACGTCACTTGAATTGCATGTTGAGCAATCAGCAACCGCGACGCTGGAAACCATGCCTTTGGACATTGCCAAATTATGGAATCCCGATACTTGCCCCGCGCATATATTACCTTGGTTGGCGTGGGCATTGGATGTTGAGCAATGGCGCAGTGATGCACCCCTTGCCACCCAACGCGCCGCGATTAAAGGCAGTATTGCAGTGCATGACACAATGGGCACACCAGCAGCGATGAAGCAAGCATTGGGCAACCTCGGTTATGGGCGGGTCGTTGTGGATGAGCTGCCCAACATTGTGCGGGGGCGCGGGTTAAAATATAACGGCATGACGGCGCATGTTGGGATGAGTTTAGCATATCAATTCGACATTTTTATCAATAGCGGACAAACACCCTCTTTTCATCAGAAAGCAAACATTAAAACTATGATCAACGTATTTAAGAACGCGCGAAGTCATGTTCGCAATCTATATTACGCATCGCATTTTTATCAAGGAAAGCAAACGCATAACAGCGCCATAGTGCGCGATGGAGGACTGATTCTATGATGGTAAAAACCCAACAAAAAACATGGATAGGCAGCGATATGAGGGCGCTTGGTGTCACTTTAAACATGACTGCTCAACAAGCGGTGTTTTTGGAATCGCAAGGCGTGGTGGTTGCTGTCAACACAGTACCATCGCACAACAGCATAAGCAGCCGTAGCCACACAATTAAATACAATAACGGAGGACAATGAGCATGGCGAATTTAACCGAAACACCGAACTTTGATGCAACAGTCTATGAGTTGGCAACTACCGACCCTGTGCAGGGTGGACCAGGTGGCGTGGACAACCAGCCGCATCAAAGCCTCGCTAATCGCACGGCTTGGCTAAAACAACAGATCACAGCTTTGCAAAATGCAGGCTATAGCACTACTGCGTATATTACCAATGCCATCAACCAGCATCTGCAAGCGACAGACCCGCATGCGCAATACACTACCAGTTCCGAGGTTTTAGCATTGATTGATGGACGTGCTTTGAAGCGCATCAACATGCCAAAGGGTTTGCAACGTACAGCAACAAATCTTCCAATTGATTATCCTCTACACACGTGGACCGATGTGCTAGAAAATGGTTTTTATAGTGTCTATCTTACAGTAGCGCAAAATGGTTTGCCTAGAGGTTGGTGGTATATTGATGTACAACGTCATTCAACTGATATTTCAGCAAACAAAAACAGGTCTATGAGCGCGTGGGCGTTAAATACACCAGCCGGCAAATACAATGAGTTATATCACAGCACATTAATAGGTAGCGTATGGTTTGGATGGGATAAACTTCCTTCTGCTGCAGACTTTACATCAGTCCTCGGTGTGAATATGTCGCAGCAAATCTTGGGAGGGATGGTGATACAAGCAGGTACTGCAACCGCCTTTTCCTCAGTTTCAGGTACGCAGACAGGCGTGATACTGCCAAATTCATTCCTGAATGCCTGTGTTGCAGCAGTGGCTACTAACACAGGAGCTGTTAGCGCAAATTCAACTTATAATACAATCGCCAAAACCGTTTCGAATTTTACTGTGCAGCGTGGCAACAATAGGAACTTTGAACAAGGTTTATCATTTAATTGGATAGCTATAGGATATTAACATGAAATATGCAAACTTAGATACTAAAACAAATCAGCCAACTGCTTTCTATGATGAAGCAACGCATGGCGCGAAACAAATTGCCGACTTATCTTTTGATGTGATGAGTGGGAAAAACCCTACTATGATTGCTAACCCTGATTGTAAAATACCTGCCAGTGCGATAGTTATTCCCGATGCAGTGTGGCAGACACATATTGACGGCGTACCACAAGTATATGATGCGACTAAAAAAACATGGTCAGCATATGTCCCGACACCCACTGAAGTACTTGCAACTGAAAAAAATGCAGCTTTAGCAAAAGTCGCTGATACATATTGCACATCATTGGATGCTGGCGTGACGTACAACGGGGCAACCTTCCAAAGTGATGCAAAATCCATTGCAACGCTTTCTGAAACATTAACAGCTATCAACAATGGCTGGACATTACCAACAGGCTTTGCCTGGATTGATGCGACCAATGTTCCCCATGCGGCTGATATTCCTTTTTTGAAAGGCTTGTCCACAGCGTATGCAAATCACAAAAGCGCATTGTTTGCTCGCTACCAAGTTGCTAAAAGTAAAATTGCAACAGCAACAACCATTGCCACAGTTGTAAAAATCACGCTATGAAGAACTTTATACTCATGCTGATTGCATGTTTTTTGGTGGTGGTGTTATGCCCGATTGTGTTTCTTGCACAGCATATTCGCTATCCACTACGTGGCATGAAAATCACACAACTTTATTGGAATACAGCGATTGGCTTAGACCAACTTGGTGGCTCGATTCTTTATGGACAACCCGATTGGACAGTCTCAAGTAGAACATGGTTTTTGGCGAATCAAGGGCATAGGTGGGCGCAACGCTTTATGTCTGTGATCGATGCGTTTTTTGGTCAAGAACACTGTAAGAATAGCTACGCCCACGAATTTCCACCCATTCAAAATATCCAAGGCAAACAAGGAGTATAACCATGCCCGCAAATTATCTACATGGCGTGCAAGTCGTTGAGAAAGTCAGCGCGACACGCAACATTCGCAGCATCAACACCGCCATCATCGGTATTGTTGGTACTGCCCCCGATGCCGACCCATTGGCATTTCCGCTCGATACCCCCGTGTTGGTCGCAGGTGATCGCGTTCTTGCCGCGAAACTGGATACGACCAGCGCCAAACTTGGCACATTGCCGATGAGTTTGGATGCTATTTTCAAACAAATCGCACCTCTCATGGTAGTTGTGCGTGTTGCTGAAGTAAAAGTCGCAGGCGTCTTGGATTTAGCTGCCACCCAAGCCAACATCATCGGCACAGTCACCGCTGCTGGTCAATCCATAGGTATGCAGGCTTTACTGACTGCTGAATCGGTGTTGGGTATAAAACCGCGTATTTTAGGCGCACCTGGCTTTAGTTCGGCGCAACCCGTTGCCACAGCGATGGATGCGATTGCCACAGCCTTGCGTGGCTTTGCTTACTATGATTTGGCAAGTGCTGATGTGCCCACTGCCATCACCGCGCGCGCCGCGTATGGCGCCAAGCGTTCGATGTTGTTGTTTCCTGGCTTTCAAGTCTTTGATACTGCCACAGCAACCTTGGTGGCTGAACCTGCATCGGCGTTTGCCTTGGGTATGCGTGCCAAACTCGATAATGATGTGGGTTGGCATAAAACATTGTCCAACGCCGTGATCAACGGTGTCAGCGGCATGACCAAACCGATCAGTTGGAGCCTGCAAGACCCTGCCAGCCAAGCCAATCTGTTAAATGCCAAAGATATTACCACCATGATTCAAAAAGGCGGCTATCGTTTTTGGGGTTCGCGCACACCGAGCATTGACCCCGTATTTGCTTTTGAAAGCGCAGTGCGGACAGGCGATGTGTTGGCTGATTCGATTGCTGAAGCGCATTTGTGGGCGATGGATAAACCGATGAGCAATCAATTGTTCAAAGAAATCGTCAACGGTGTGAATGCCAAGTTCCGTGAACTAAAAAACATGGGCTACATCGTTGATGGCACGGCTTGGTTAAATCCCGATTTAAACACCACAACATCGTTGTCGGCTGGTAAATTATGGATTGATTATGATTACACGCCTGTGCCGCCGCTCGAACAGCTTGGCTTCAACGCCACCATCACCGATCAATATTTGATTGAACTCACTGCGAAGTAAACGGGATATATCATGGAAAAAACTTATCGGGCATTGCGCCCTGCACACATCAACCATACCCCACTGAACGTGGGGGATAGTATTACATTAGCAGAACATGCGGCACAGTTTCATCTTGCTGATGGCACGCTGGAAGAAATCACAACAACGTCGAAAACCACGGCGAATGCAAGCAAGGGAGCATAAAACATGGCAATCACCAATGTACTAAAAAACATGAATCTGTTTGTCGATGGCAAAGGATTCGCGGGCAAAGTGACCGAGCTTGTCTTGCCAAAGCTAACCATGAAAACCAGCGAATATCGCGCAGGCGGCATGGATATGCCTGTTGAAGTTGATATGGGCATGGAAAAAATGGAAGCTGATTTCACGCTGAATGGCTATGACCCTGCGGTGTTGCCGTTGTTCGGTATTTCAGTGGGTGTGAAACGTCAGCTGCTGACAGCACGCGGTTCGTTGGTGGATGAAGTGACAGGTCTTCAACGCCCAATTGAAGCTATTTTGCATGGCGCGTTCAAAGAAGTGGATATGGGAACGTGGAAGCCTGGCGAAGATGCCACACTTAAAATAAGCATGTCAGTGAGTCATTATGAATTGATTCATGATGGTATTCCTATCTACATCATTGATCCCGAAAATATGCTGCGCTTGATTGATGGCGTGGATATGTTGGCAATCACCCGCGCTAATTTGGGGATGATGTAAAATGACCACGACGATTGAATTGAAATATCCGATTGAAGTCAATGGCGCCCCATTGAGCAGTGTCGCTATGCGCCGCTTGACCGTGGGTGATTTGGAAATTGCCAACACTGAAAAAACCGATCTTGGCAAAAGCATTCGCACCGTTGCGATGTCGGCTGATTTAGCACCCGATGATGTGCGCAAGATGGATGCTGCTGATTTCACAGTGTTGAGCGAAATGGTGGCTGATTTTTTGTAATAAATGCGAGTGAGTTGCGGCGAGTGATTGCACAGCTTGCCGCTGCTTACCATTGGCAGCCGTCTGAAATCAGGCGGCTAACACTGGAAGAATGTACTGAATATTTGGATATAGCGTTGGATATGGGGTTATTGGGCAAGGCTTAATCGCCATCGATGTGATCGCCTGTAAAGCTGGTGATTTCACCGCCTGCATCGCCCCAAACAAAGCATGCAGCAATTGCCAAGGGCATGTAAACAACGGCAAAAAGCAAGGCGCAAGCGACAAGTAATGCCCATGTGATGGCCATATCCAAGCGCCAAAAGCCCACCAAAACCAGTGTGGGAACGATGGATGCGACAAAAGCACAGACCCATGTGCGGCGTGGCGTTTGTTGAATGAGTGACCAAAAGATGTGCATGGATTTCATGATAAAGAAAAGGGAGCGATTTTGTCAACACTTGATTTAAGCATACTCATATCAGCCATAGATAAATTCTCCTCTCCTGCAAAAAAAATCGCGGGCATGAGCGATAAGATGACCGCATCCATGCTCAGCGGCAGTCGTGAACTTGAGAAACTTGGCAAGCAACAAAATGACATCCGAGCCTTTAAAAAGCTTGGTGTATCGTTGCGCGATACAGCCAAAGAAATCAAGATTACAGAAGCAAAATTGGGCGAATTGGGTCGCGCAATCAGTCAAACCAACAAGCCAACCAAGGCGATGATTCGTGAGTTTGACACCGTGCAGCGCAAGTCAAAACGACTCAATGAAGTTTACCAGCAACAAAGCCATCAACTAAAAACCTTGCGCCGCGATTTGCATACATCAGGTATTCAAGTGGGCAGCATGGGTCAGGCTGAAAAACGGCTTGCCGACAGCATCGAAAAAACCACGCGAAAAATGCAACATCAGGCGTTGGTCACTGCCAAGCTTGAAAAAATTGAAGCGCGGCGCGATAAGGCTTTGGCGCGGGCGGCTGGTTTGACCTTTGTCGCTGATGCGACAGCGCGTGTTGGACAAGGGCTAAAAACAGCATTGACCGCCCCCTTGGGTGCCGCCGTTGATTTTGAAAGCAAGATGTCAGATGTGCGCAAAGTCGTCAATTTTAATTCACCCAAACAATTCAAACAAATGAGCAATGCGATCCTTGAAATGAGTACGCACATCCCCATCGCGGCGGCGGGTCTTGCTGATATTATTGCCGCTGCTGGGCAAGCCAACGTGCCGCGCGATCAGTTGTTGGCATTTGCTGATGCTGCTGCAAAAATGGGTGTGGCGTTTGATTTAACAGGCGCGCAATCGGGCGATATCATGGCTGGCTGGCGTTCATCGTTGGCATTGACGCAATCAGGCGTCAATGAACTGGCTGATGCCGTCAACTATCTTTCCAACCATATGAATGCCAAAGCGGGCGAATTGTCCGAAGTAATTTCACGTCAAGGCGCGGTTGCCAAAGCAGCGGGTTTAACCAAAGAAGAAACCGCAAGTTTGGGCGCGGTGTTGTTATCGTCGGGTGCGCAAGCCGATATTGCTTCGACAGCACTTAAAGGCATGGTTTTAACCATGTCGGCGGGCACGTCTGCGACCAAAAAACAAAGCGATGCTTTACGCTCGCTGGGCTTTAATTCCACAAATATGGCGCAACGCATGCAAGTCGATGCCAAGGGCGCGATATTGGATGTGTTCACAGCCATGTCACAGTTGGATAAAGCCGCGCAACCTGCTGTATTGAAAAATCTTTTTGGCCTTGAAACAGTCGGCGCGATTGCGCCAATTTTAAGCAATTTAAAGCTGGTGCGTCAGGCTTTTGATTTAACCGCTGATAAAGCCAAATTTGCAGGCTCAGCGCAGAAAGAATTTGACATCAAAAGCAAAACAACAGCTAATAAATTACAGTTATTCAACGCTCAAATGGAACGGTTGAAAATTCGGCTTGGTGACAGCCTTTTGCCTGCCTTGAATAAGTTGCTGGATGTGATTTCACCCTTGGTTTCAGCCATCGCGCAAATGGTGACAGCCTTTCCCAATACCACTGCGGCGATTTTAACCGTGGTGGCGGCGGTGGCTGGCATTGCCTTGGTGCTTGCGCCTGTATTGATTGCTGCGGCTTCGTTGACGGGGGCGTTTGCGTACATGCGGGCAATGATGGCCAAGCTACGTTTAAGCACGATGCAAGCAGGCATGACCATGAAAAACAAAGGCGGCGGCTTTGGTAAAGCCAGCGCGTTGGGTGGTGCGGCGTTGGTCGGCTGGGAAATCGGTGGACTGCTGAACGATGGCATCAACAGCTTGGTGAAAGCTAGCAGCGGCGGCAAAAATCAAAGCTTGGGTGGTTGGGTGTATGATAAATTGCACCCCACAAACAACCAAAAACAAACTGTGCATCAAGACAATCGCGCTACTTATGCGCCTGTGATCCATGTGCATGGCGGCGACCCTAAAGCCATTAAAACCGCCGTGTTGGATGCCATGCAACAACAAAATGACACCCACAATCAGCGCATGAATGGCTTGATGTTTGATTTGCAAGGAGCGCACTGATGGCTGATGTGATGATGAAACTCGGCAGTTTTGGTTTTCAAACCGACACAGCCGCTTATCAAGAACTGCGGCGTGAATCTGAATATCGTTGGCAGCAACAGTCACGGCTTGGCGTTGCCCCCGCGCAGCAATTTATGGGCGTTGGTGGCGATGAAATATCGCTCAACGGGGTGGTGTTTCCTGTGTTGATGCATAACAAAAACACCCGCCCGATGGAAGCTTTACGCACGCTTGCCAAGCAAGGCAAACCCTTGCGCCTGATCGCCGCGCCGCAAGGTAACACAGGCTATATTTTAGGGCTTTGGGTGATTGCGCAAGTCGGTGAAACCGACACGCATTTTGCCAAGGGCGGACTGCCACAGAAAGTTGAGTTTACGTTGCACTTAAAAGCGTATGGCGGTTGAGATGATTCAATATCGAAGCAAAGACGGCGATGTTTTGGATGATATTTGTTATCGCCATTATGCATCCAGTGACGTGATTGTGAGTATCTTGGATGCCAATCCACATCTTGCTGATTTGGGCGCGGTGTTGGCTGGCGGGGTGATTATCAAGCTGCCCGTACTTACAGTGCCAGCTCAAGCATCGCAGCCTGTGCAGCTTTGGGATTAAGTATGCAACCTGATTTTCATATCACAGCGGATAGTAAAGATATCACCGCCGCGATTGCCGCCCGCCTGCTTGAATTGCGCGTTGAAACATTCGTGGCGCAATACTCGGACACGCTAACGCTGACGCTGGATGATCGCGATGGTACTGTAGCTTTGCCGCGCACGGGTGCTGAATTGGCTGTGAAATTAGGCTATAAAAGCAAATCACTTGCCGCGCTTGGCTTGTTTGTTGTCGATGAAATCGCGCTATCGTCAATGCCGCAGCGCATTGTGATCAAAGCGCATGCCGCCAACATATCATCCAGCCAAACACGCAATGGCAAACAGAACACATTGCTTAGCGTTAAAACGCGCGCTTGGGAAAATATCACCATCGCCGACATGGTTGCAGCCATTGCGACAGAACATGGCTACACCGCCAAGGTATCATCTGACTATGCCAACGGCGCGTTGCCAGCCTTGGGCGCACCGATGCAATACGTTTATCAACATAGTGAATCCGATCTTAATCTTTTAACACGTTTAGCGCATCAATTCGGCGCAATATGCAAGGCGGTGAACGGCGTGCTGTTGTTCGTGCCACGTGGCACAATCATCAGCGCATCGGGTCAAGTGTTGCCTGTACTGAAATTATCACCGAGCGCCTGCACGGGCTGGTCCGTGACCATGGTTGATCGCGGCAAATATGTTGCAGCGTTGGCACATTATCATGATGTGGCCAGTGCCACGCGCAAAATAGTTCGCGTCGGTGGAAGTGGTACGCCAGTGCGTTCGGTGTTGGGCACCTTACCAAATTTACAAGCCGCGCAAAATGCAGCAAAAGCCGCGCTAGATTCGAGCAATCGCGGCACCACGCATGCGCTACTGACGCTAGTCGGGGACACATCATTGTCAGCAGTTTCGCCGATTCAGTTGCAAGATTTTCGTACGGGTGTGGATGGGCATTACAGCATTACGCAATGCTCGCACACGCTAAATTCAAGCGGCTTTCACACACAAATCAAGGCAAACAGGATTTTATAAAACATGCCAAATCAAGATGACATGATACCCAACCGAAGAAGGCAAGACGACCAATGGCATTTGAATAAAAATGTCTCAATCTCTACTATTATATCAATTATAGTTATCACTATCGCAAGTTATGCCTCACTTGCGGATACACAAAAAGAGGTGGATTTACATTGGCAGGCATCGCAAAGTTTTTTCAAATCAACAAGGGAAAAGCTTGACGACAAGCAACACAATACCGACATGATTGTTATGCGCCTTGACGCAATCAGGAATGACATTACAGCCATAAAAATTGCTATGGCTAAACAAAATGCACTACGCGACAAATCAAAATGAAAAGCAAAGCGAACATCTTGTATGCTATGCTTAAAGAATTGCACGCCTTGAAAGCGAAGCTGCATCATGTCGAAAGACTGTTGAGTGAAGCGAGGCTTTGATGCGGCTGGTTGTCCACGCCACATGGTCCACCCTGCACAGGGTCGGTAGTTGCCAACTCATAGACTGTTGCATCAAAGCAATAGACGTTGAATTAACTGAACGGGAGAATATGAAATGAGCGCAGAATATGAAAAGAATGTGATTATCAATGGTATCATTGCAGTCGAAGGCGGTTATGTGAATGACCCGTTTGACTCAGGCGGTGAAACAAACTTTGGTATCACCAAGGCGGTTGCCGTTGAAAATGGCTATATGGGCAATATGCAGGACATGCCAAAAGCTACAGCGTTTAATATCTACGAAGCGAAGTATTGGAACAAGATGCACCTTGATGAAATTGCAACTATATCGCAAAAAGTAGCGGCTGAACTGGCGACGATTGGTGTTAATATGGGTACACCTCGTGCAATCACATTCTTACAACGCTCGCTTAATGTATTGAATAATCAGCAAGAATATTATCCAGACATAGCAGCCGATGGGGGGTGTGGCTCAGTTACCTTGAAAGCCTTGCGATCATATTACACGCGGCGCGGCAACGCTGGTATGGACGTTTTGGCAGCAATTATAAAGTGCTTACAGGGCGCGTTTTATATTTCTATTTCAGAAAACAGCCCGAAAGATGAAAAGTTTGTCTATGGCTGGTTTGCAAATCGTATCTTGTAAAAAAAAGGAGTGGATATGAATAATAAAATAATATGGGCAAGCATGAAATTTCCACCAATAAATCTTTGGTCAATGCCAAAGCGTAAGGAGTAGTCATGTCATTCGATTGGAAATCTACACTCGCAACCGTTGCGCCAGCTATTGCAGGCTTGTTTGGCACACCATTAGCAGGAATGGCTGTTAAAGCAGGGCTTACAGCTTTTGGCATAACCGACACGCCTTCTGACCCCAAGGACGCTGAATCATTGCTTGCATCAAAAGTTCAAGGTGCAACAACAAAGGACTTGCTTGCACTTAAAGAAGCTGATAATACGTTTAAGCTTGAAATGGAAAAACTCAACATAGCACGCAGCAAGCTTGATGTTGACGATAGAAGCAATGCACGCGACATGGCAAAAACTCGCGGTGTATTGCCGCAGGTCTTGCTTTCAATCAGCTACACAATTGCGTATGCGGTAGTGCTTTATTTTTTCATGTCGGGGCAAATACAGGTACAGCCAAATCAGCAGGTGTTGTTTGGCTCACTCATTGGTATCCTGACGTCAGCACAAGTGGGCATTATGAATTTCTGGTTCGGCTCAAGCGCAGGCTCAAAGCAAAAGACGGATATGCTTGGTAAGCCTGCATAACCGCCGCCGTCAAATAAAAAAACCCTTGCTTTCTGAATACCAAAGCAAGGGTTTTTATTTAAAACGCCTTAGAAACGATTCTATGCGCTTGATTTTAATTTAGCTTACTTTTACCCCTTTCCACGCCCAACGCACTTTGCCCAATACGGCAAAATCATCATCATCACGCAATTCAAACGGTTGATAGAGTGGATTATCACTCATCGCCATAATCACCCCTTTAGGCAGCATTTGTAGCCGCTTGACCATGATTTTTTGACCCAAGCGGATGACATGAATGCCATCGCTAAAATCATGCACTTGTATGGTTGCGCGATCAATGATAATCATATCCCCATGCGTCAGCGTCGGGTGCATCGAATCCCCCTCGACATAAATCATATTTAGAACCCCCTCGACATAACCGATGTTTTGCCGCGCCCACAATTTAGCGACAGTTAGCACCCCCGCTGTCTCCTCTGCGTCAACAAACGCACCCGCGCCTGCTGAAGCCCGCACATCATAGATGGGGATTTCAATGTGCGCAGCCTGCAATATTTTCAGCCTGCTGCGCGGCATATCCATCATTTGCTCGGCGAGTAGGTGTCCATCCTCCTGATCCATGCTGATACTGTCCCCAATTTCGTCGGGTTTGCCCTCCCCCGTGATCAACCATTCGGCACTGATGCCCAATGCTAATGCCGCGCGTGGGGCAAGGCGCAGCGGCATGGCACCCCGCATTTTCCAGTTGGATACCCTTGATGTATTGGGATAGCCCATCATTGTACTGAATTGTTTTATTGATATTTTTTTCTCATTGATGACTTTTAAAAGTCGGTCCATTGCGCCCATGAACATTTCTCCTGATAGACGTACAACACAAAAAAAATTGCTTGTGATGTCATTGAGTGCTTTACTTCGTCACATTATGTGATGTTAATGTGTTTTTTTAACATCCCCATCATGGGCTTGGGCGATGGCGCGGGCATAGCTGCGGCAAATATCAGCTGTGCGTGTATCACCATCCTCTGCCATCGGGTCGGCGATGAGTAAAATATTTTCTGAAATGCGTTCAGCCAATTCTTTGGGCATGGATGCACCAATGGCGATGAATACAGCAGCCGTAGCGCGGTTTAGTTCATTGATTGTCATGTTTTCGTTCATATTGATTTCCTCTCGTTGAATATGGGGTGATTGAAGCACCCACGTCCCGAATAATGCACGTCATGACGTCACAAGCTACGTCTTTGGAGAGGTGAAACAGACATGACCATTGAGAATAAACGCCACATCGAACTGAGCCACGCCGCATTCCATGATGCCATGGTACGTGTGCCTGGCGGTTCACGTTTTCAGCGCAACGGCAAATCGATTGTGCCATTTGGCGCAAAATTGGCGGCGGATATTTTAGGTAAGAGTGCTGATGAAATCCGCAACCTTGCTGATCCATACAAAACCGATCATCAACTGCGCATTGGTGATATGCATACGCTATTGCTGGAAGGCATGGACCCGATTTGGCTGGAAGAAGTCGCGGCAAGCATTGGCATCATGTGTATCCATATTCCCGAAAATGACGGGAAAACACCATTGAATGATGAAGTGTTGCGCGTGGGTGAAGATTTCGGCGCGCTGTGCGCTGATATTCGTGATGCATTGTCAATCGATAGCGATGGCGGCAAACATATCACTGCCCGCGAAGCATTGTCTATTCATCGCAAAGCTGATGCATTGGAGGGTGCATTGTATGGCCTGCTTAGCGCTGTCAATGATATGGCGAAATGATGCTGCTGGATTTCATGCAACGTCAAGCTGCATCGGTGGCTTTGGAAGAAGATGTCATGGCTCGCCGTTGTCATTTATTGGCGCTTAATCCCAACCGAAAAGACAATATTGCTGTGGCATTTTTGGCAGTGGAAATCCTTAAAAAATCAGGCGGCACGCGCGCCGATGCGATTCGCCATGCGATCAAGCGCACAGGCTTGCGCGTCAATTTTGCATCCATCAATTCAGGATGGGCGCGGTTTGCACGATTGTATGAAGAAGAAAACGGGAAGTAATCAAGGAGACGATATGAGTGATCAAACGATTGATGGACTAAATAAACACCTGTTTGACCAGTTGGACAAATTAAGTGCGGCAAAGGGCAAAGATGAACTTAAAAACGAAATAGAGCGCAGCAAAGCTTTGTCGAATGTGTCGCGTGATATTCTTTCGTCTGCCAAATTATCACTTGAAGCTCAACAGTATGTCGATAGAAACAGAGCAACCAAACGATTGCCAACCCTGTTGGCGATTGGTCCACAAGTCCCTGTATGAGTATCTGGACTAAAGCACAACGCGCGTGGGTCAAAAATTCATACAAGCAGATGCGCCATGACGTTATGCCAGAGCCTTTTTTTAAGGCTTTTGGTGAACATAGAACATCGGCGCAATTTCGTTCATTGATTAACAACCAAGGGTTTGTTTCTGGTCGTGTTACACGGTTCCAGAAAGGTGGTGTGCCCTTTAATAAGGGCACCAAAGGATTGATGAAAGCCAATGCTGGCACGTTCAAAAAAGGCAATGTTTCAGCCAATGAACGCCCATTGGGTTTTGAGCGGATATCAAAAGATGGTTATATTGAAATCAAAGTGCCTGGCAAAAATAGACACACAGGTTATGACGGTCATTTTGTTTTCAAGCATAAGTATCTGTGGGAAAAAGTGCATGGTGCTGTGCCAAAAGGTATGGCTGTGACATTTATTGATGGGGACAAGCAGAACATTTGCATTGAAAATCTTGAATTGATTACGCGTGCTGAAGTATTGCAGATGAATAGACACGGCATCAATGATTTGCCGAAGGCATTGCTTCCCGTGATGCGCGCAATTGCGAAACTTGAAGTTGCAACAAGTGCAGCTGTGCGGGCGTAGTAAAAATAAAATAAGCGAGGTGAGACATGAGTGCATGGGGTGTATGTGAAAGCTGTGGAACAAAATCGGGTGTGTTGTGCGATGGCGTGTGTGGCCGTTGTTCGGTCTGTGATGGTTGTGGCGAATGGACATTGCATTTGCGCGATGGCTGGTGTTTGACTTGCCATGCCAAGTATGCCAGCGAAGAAATTCAAAAAGTCGAACGTGAGCATATTCATCAGCATGAGTTTGATATTGCCAAGCATTTTGCATCGCAGAGCTATGAATAATGAATGCTGAACAACTTAAAAACAGTATCGCTTACCATCTTCATCAGATCGCACGGCTGGAACGTGAGTTGCGCGAAATCGCCAATAAGGCACAAAAAAAGCATCCCCATGTTTGACAAACGAAAAGCAATGGTTTTTACTTGCGGCATCCCGACGATAGTTGGGCGCAAGTTTGACAGCTTGGAATATCTATGTGATGGAAGGTCCATTGCATACGCAATAGGGCTTTTTTTATGCTCCACCTCCAGTTACCACCCTCGGGTGTCCCAGTTGGTAGGTCGAGTGTTAGGAGACCTTAGGTCTGCTGGTTTTTCCATAGGTATCCAGTCTGTCAACCTTTCACTCGGCTTGCCTTTTTCTTTTGACAGAGAAAACGGCGGGAATTTCAACCTACTGGAGGCGCAATCATGAGCGCACAAACGCAACAACTCCCACAAATTACACTCGTACCCTTTCATCAACAGGATTTATTCCTGATTGATCATAACGGCGAAGCTTATACAGCCATGCGTCCTATTGTCGAAGGCATGGGCTTGGATTAGAAAGGTCAACGTGTTAAATTGAATTCCAATAAGCGTTGGTCAGTTGAGGGGATAAACACCCCATCAGAAAAAGACGGAAAAAAATATAACATGTTATCCATGCCGTTGCGTAAACTCCCCGCATACATGGCAAGCATCAATCCAAATAAAGTAAAACTAGAACTCCGCCCCACTATCGAAATGTATCAAGACGAATGCGACGATGCGCTTTGGGATTATTGGAATAAGGGCAAGGCGGTCAATCTTCGTCATGTCGAACCTTCACAACTGGTTCCGCAGTCGTATGCCGACGCATTGGAACTGGCTGCAAAGAAAATTCGTGAGTGTGAAGCCAAAGACATCGTGATTGCCAACAAAGACCGCCTGATCATGGCATCCAATGAAGCCAGCATCAAAGCGGGTGAAATTCTTGTGCGTGAGTTCGCCAAAAGCATCGACTTTATTGATGTGGGTCAAAACAAGATGTATGAATGGTTGCGCGCCAGTAAATTCTTAATGCAAAACAATGAACCTTATCAGCACTATGTTGATTTTGGATGGTTCACATGGAAGCCAAGCGAAAAAGAAATCAATGGTGAATATCGTTATACCGTACGCATCACACCGCGTGGCAAAGTTATGCTCACCAAACGTTATATGGATTATGTTGAAAATCGTGAATTGGGGTTGAACGCATGAAAAACACACTTATTTCCCGTTGGTTTACCGAAAAACAACCCAAAAAAGACGTTTACGCGCTGTATTTGCGCTGGAAAGCATCGTGACTATCAGTTATGAAAGCTTTTGTGTGGGTGATCGCGTCCGCATTAAGGGTTATGACCGTGAATTTAAGGTGGGCGGCGTGGCTGGTGTGCGCCGTTTGCCTTCGCCAGAGGTGATCATCCGCGTGTCAGTTGGCTTTGATGGCTTTGGTGGATCATGCCAAACCACGCGCGATGCGTCCGAATTTGAGAAAGTCGAATGACGGGCGATGAACTGCGCCAACGTGCAGTAATTATGGAGACGTTGGATTTGGAAACAGCGGCGGCATTTATGTGGACATCGACCAGCACGATGCGCAAACGTGCCGCCAAGGGCGAAGTGCCTGGCGCATTTAAGGCGGGCAGAACGTGGGTATTCATCAAGCAGGATTTACTTGCGTGGATGCGTACAGGCAGTGAGCAGGAAATGGAGGATGAATCATGTCAATCTTCAAGCGGGGCGGCTATTGGCACGTCCATATCGAGATCAAAGGCGCGAAAACAATACGAGAATCTACTCGGCTTGCAGCCACAGCATCGAATAAAGCCATCGCTCAAGCCTATCACGACCAACTAAAAGCCGATTTATGGCGCGTGGCAATGGGTGGCGAACGTCCTGTAAAATATTGGGAAGATGCTGTGGTGAAATGGCTTGATGAAAAAGGGCATAAGAAATCGATTCATGATGATGTGTCCATGTTTCGTTGGCTGAATGCGCACTTTGCGGGTCGGCGACTGGATGCTTTGACCCGTGATGCCATTGATGTGGTATTGGCAAAGAAAGCATTGGAAGCCTCTGCATCGCGGGCAAATCGTTATGGTGCATTGGTTCGCGCTGTGCTGAATAAAGCCGAACATGAATGGACTGAAGGCAAGTGGGCATGGCTTGAACGTGCGCCCAAAGTTCGCATGCGAAAGGAACCCAAGCATCGGATTTCTTGGTTGAGTCCATCACAGATTGTGATGTTGTTGGATGAATTGCCCGCGCACTTAGTTGCGCCTGTGACGTTCACGTTGCAGACTGGTTTACGCGCCAGCAATTGCCGATTGCTTAAATGGGATCAGGTGGATATGCAGCGAGGTGTGTTGGTGTTTGATGCTGAAGATATGAAAGCAGGCAAAAAGCTTGGCGTGCCATTGAATACTATCGCGCTTGATGTCTTGAGAGAGCGCAAGATATACAACACGCAAGACACCTATGTGTTTGAATATAAAGGGCATTTCATGGCGCAGTTCACCACAGGTGCATGGTATAAGGCTGTTAAGCGCGCAGGGCTTAAAGACTTTCGTTGGCATGATTTACGTCATACATGGGCATCAAACCACGCCAAGGCAGGTACGCCAATGCATGTTTTGCAAAAGCTTGGTGGGTGGGAAACATCGGCAATGGTTGATGTCTATGCGCATCTTGCACCTGAACACATGGGCGGTTATGCGGAGTCAATCGTGCCGACAGTCGGGAAACTAAGGAGAGTGAAATAATGCAATCCACTACACGTTTACTACACAGTGGTGTTTTTAGATTTCTTCAAAAAGCGCGTAACTCATTGATAAACATGGTGCGCCTGACTGGATTCGAACCAGTGGCCTACGGATTAGAAGACCCCTGCTTGAATGTGCCGCACCTTACATATCAACAACTTACAAACAAGATATTTTTTTTAGCGGCTGTTAAATGGCATATAAAGCAGCTAATTTTCACACGTCACTACACGTTTACTACACGCTCGAACTACGTATTGATGGCTAATGAAACCCCGCACCCCACGTTGGTTGGAAGGGGCGGCGGTGTTCATAAGTGTTCAGCTTGTGATGAACAACTGATGTATCAACAAGCCCAAAAGGTACTCCTGAGCGTTTCGCGCGGCGCGGGTAATTTGGACCCCGTTTTGGTTTTAGGGTGTGGGGTTGAAACATGCTTAACACGATTTTTCAATGCCTTGTTTGCTGGACATGTTGTTTGGGTTGGTGGTTTAGTATCGGTTAAATGTGGTTTTATGGGGCGTTCGCGTCACATGTTGGATGCTGGTGTGATAGGGGTTTGTGATGTTTAAGATTAAGATTGATGGGCTGGATAAAGTTGAACGCGCTTTGGATGATATGGGTAAGCAGGTCGCGTTTGCTACATCTGTAGCATTGAATCGTACGGCTGTGGCTGCGCGTGATGCTGGTCGGGATGAAATGCGGCATGTTTTTGACCGCCCCACACCGTTTGTGCTGCGTGGTTTGGGTGCGCAAATGAGTACCAAACGTGATTTACGGGCAAGAATTGGTTATGGCTTGCAATCAAAACAGGTCAAAGATGGCGCAAGCGCGGTGTTACCCAATGTGGATGGTGGGTCGCGTGGTTCAAAATCGGCTGAGAAAAAGCTGCGCGCGCTTGGGGTGTTGGCAGCGGATGAATACATCGAGCCATCGCGCAATGCCAAGCTTAATCAATACGGAAATGTGAGCAAGACCTGGATGAACAAGATGCTGGCTGATTTGGGTTCACACGGCAACACGGGGAAGAAAGCACAATTCTTTGTCGGCAAGTTTGGCAAGCATCAGCAAAAAATGATTGCGCGACGGGTGAGCCGTACACACTTCATTCCGTTCATGATTATCACCAAAGCGCCGCACTATAAAAAGCGTTTTGATTTTCAAGGCGTGGTGGATCAGGTGGTGTCGCGTGATTTTCATGCCAATTTCAGTTTGGCTTATCAGCAAGCGTTGAAAACGGCGAAGCGATGAGTTGTTTATTCCAGATATTGAATGACAATTTTTCCAGCGATAAAAAAAACGAGGATATGCATAAGGCTGCGCGTGAAAAAAAACAGTCAACTGTGCATAAGGGTGGGCGTGGTAAGCGCAACCCATCGAATCTTGATGCTTATCTTTTATCAGTGAGCATCCGCGACCAGCGCGGCACAAACATCAAAGAGTCGATCACATTGGCTTGTCGCAAATTTCCCGATGCAGCGCATTCAACAATTTACATCAACCGCAAGCAATACCACCAAATTTTGGTGGAGCGTGGTGTTTTATGAGTTTAAGTGATCAAGAAATCCTTGCTTTGGCGCATCGGACGTGTGCCAAATATGTATGCCTGCAAAACGGTGGCGAGTCGTTTTCTTTCAATGATTACACGATGTTGCACTTTGTCCAACAATTAGAAAAAGCCATAAATAAGGAGGTGGTTGATGAATAAACTTGAAGCTTTAAAAAAGTTGGCTAAGCTTTGCCGTGCTGGAACGATAGTTTCAGTCGGGTTTA